ATCTCTCGGCGAATGGGATTGTTATAAGGAATCCATACTTTAATATGTATTAATAATCTCAATAAGTTTTTTGGATCCATTATTCTTCATCGTATTTTAAAAATTTAATTACAGGCAATTGTTTTGCGACTTCAATGTAGGCATCTCTTAATGTTGGTGCAACAACACGACAGTTAAATATGCCATTCTCAATGATGATATCAAATGGTGCATAACCGACAAACGATTCATCTACAATACACCGAATGTACCAAGCTTTTGCTTCTCTACATCTGGCAATTAATTCTTCGTATATTTTTTTGGGATTAAATGGTTCGTCAATAACTTCAGGCATTTTCATTTAGAAAAGTGGGTCCAGAAGCTTCACCTTCCAATACGAAATCTTCGGCCAAAGCTTCAGCATCATCAATCGTAAAAGCGTTACGTTTCTGTAAAAACTTTTCATCCAAATACATGTTTATTGAATAACCACTATCCGTTTTTAAAACTTCAGCTCTTTTGTTACCATTCATAAATTTAGACATTGCTATTTCCATTTTTGTTGTCTCCGAAAGCAAAAATTTGAGCTGCTTCTTCAGCTCTTTCTTTTGTTAGAAAATACATCGAACCAAGATGTTCATTGTTAGAGTAATATTCCACTCTATAAGGTTGTATATATTCTTTTTCGTAGAGTATGGTAGACCTAAGTCTACCAGATTTTCCCATAAATGTAACAAGTTCATCCAATTCTATCATGCAATCATTCCAATAAAGCGATTTAATACAACACGGTTAGACAAACGGTTGCCAGCAAATTTACTAAATGCGGAAACCAGACCACGGGTGGTGGCATTTTCTTTTACAACAAATTCAACATCATCATCAGTATCTAGGCCTTCGGAACGGAGTAAGTAATACTCATCGTAACCAGCATTGGTAACGGTCAAACATTTGTTCTTACGGAACTCGGCTTTGTATTTGTCCATATTAACGGCTCTTGGAAAGAAATTATAAACTTCACGACCAAATTCACGACCAGATAATACAAAGAAACCAACAATGTTACAACCAGTTCTTTTCTTCAGAATAGAAATAAAGTGTGATGTCAATTCACGACCACGAGCATAATCAACCCGTACTTCATGTTTAGTAATCGGGTCACGCATTACAAAACTTTTTTCAATACCGTAACTGTTACCATTATCAAGTTCTGGATTATTGTAACCACCACCAATATAACCATTTGGGAATTTCGTATATACATTTCTTAAACTTTGGCCTTCACCATCGGTTAAGAATACCGTATTCACCACTTGTAGTTTATATTGTTTCTGGAATTCTGGAATAATCTTTGTGGCAGCAATGACAGTTTCATTCAAAGGTGTTCCACCCATTTGAAGCCAACCTGGTTTCCATCCACGATGTTGAGCAAGATTAACCAACGCTGAACCGGCAAAAGTAAATTCTGAAGCAGACATTTTACTGGATAAAAGATTAATCAATTTAAAACCATGCATCTGAATATCACCAACTACAACCTTAGGTGTATATGGTTCATCGAATTCGGAACTGAAGGCATACACTTCATAAGGAATGTTAACCTTCTTACAAAACATCACCAAGTTAATCAACTGCTTCATGGTGTTCTCAATGTGGTTGTGCATAGAACCTGACCAATCGAGGAACATTACAAGACCATGTGATTTACCATCAGGCACAACTGTAACCTTTTTGAAGATATCATCCATCAATTGGTAACCATAAATCTTGGCCATATTCAACTCACCAGTTTTAGCAACTGAAGCACGTTTCATTTGGTCTGCGTTTTTGCGGAGTTCAAATTCTTTGGCCAAGTAACCAACAACTTTTTTAGCATCATTACGCATCTTAGTAAATTTTGGAACATCTACACCAAAAGTTGCAGTTTCTGGATATGGAGAATTGTAAGAATTTCTAATACGAGTAATATCTTCTTTGTAACGGGTCCAAGTTTGTTTGTATGAATAGATTGCTTCACTCAAATTAATATCGGGGATATTACCATAATAAAATGCTCGCTTATCATTAGCAAACAACTTGGATTCATTTTTACGGAATGCTTCATCTGTGTGTGAACGGATTCCGTCTTCGGCAGGAGAATCATATGGATTTTCTGGATTGGTTCCATAGGTTGAATCACCGCCGAGTTGTTGTTCCGATTCTTCACTATCTAAATCTACTTCATCAGATTGTTTTGATTTTCTGGATTGAGTTTCTTCATCCCAATCTTCTTCATCGGAATCACCATAACCAAACGGATCAATTTCTTCATTGGATTCTTCATCAGCTTCTTCGTATACTGGTGATTCCGCTTTGCGTTTTTCGTTTTCTTCTTTGAGATAGGCTTGGACCAATCTGGCCACTTCCATCACATCATCATAAGATTGAGTATTTTCAATTTTATCAAGTAAGGTTTTCTCAAAATCGGTAAATTTGATACCTTGTGATGCACCACCTTTGGTATAAAGGTTAACACGGTCAATGAAGTTTAAATCATTCAAATCAATACCGGCAGTACCAAAGAAATCTTTATCAATCAGTTCTTTGTATGCACGAATGAAAGAGGAACGAATACCAGGATATTTGTTTTTGACTTTGCGCTCGATACGAGAATCTTCCAATACATTCATAATACCCATTGGAATCTTTTCTTCGTAGGCTCTAGTCATGCCTTCTAGTGGAGTGTATAGTGCGTGGCCAACTTCATGGCCCATAAAAAGGTCATACAAGTAGCCAGAAATATTTTTATCTAAAATAGGAACCGTAAGAATACGATTCTTTACATCAAAAGCGGCAGTATTAACATTACGCTGTTCAATGGTCAAGTTTTCGGTAGCCATTAATTTGGCGAGTAGTGATTTTGATTCAATAAGTTCCATAAGTTCTCCGATTTAATGAGACCATTATACTACATTTATTGCTTACCGTCAAATGATTTTTGTAAATGTGTTGTTTTTTAACAACATCGTGCATTATTGATACTGTTCTTTCATTTTTTGGTAGTCGGATTGATTTTTTTCGAATCCTGATAGTGCAATCCACTTACGCATAACTTGATCCAGTTGCTCCCAAGGTTCCTGTTCGACTTCCGGCGCAACATTATTCAAATGAATATAATATCCATCGTTACTCATGATTTTTTCCTTCATTTTTATCGAAAATTTGCTGCTCGATAGATGCAGCTAGCTCTTCAGCGAGCTTCGGATTGAATTTTACAAGAAAATACGCAACATCTTGCGCTGGAATATGTCGCATGTTGAACATAATCTCATCAATACCTCTTAAAATTTGTGTTTCTTCGTGTTTAGCTAACATAACTGCCTCATTGTATAGTATCGGTTTGTGTAGAAGTGACTGTTGAGCCTCTTTGTTTTGCAATTCCAACGGATTTCAACCATTCCAACTCAATTTCAAGTTCTTTTTCGTTTAATGTCTGAAGATATTCTTCATAATCTTCCCATTCATCTCTAGTAATCATTATCTTCTCATACTCGCTAAGTCTTTTGCTTCATTATCTGTAAATACCGGTACTGCATTGCTTTTATGCATAGTGCCGATGCCTTTAATCTTATCGCCTGTATATGAATTTCCGAATTTCTTTGTACAAGCAACAAATCCAGTATCCAAGGACGCAATCTTAGGAGATTCTCGGCCTGCAGGAACCGTAAACATTGGAGTTACTTTGGAAAACTTTGTGGATTTATTTTTACTGAAATTGGTAGCCATCGAATTAATGGTAGTTAACCATTCTTCGTGTTGTAATTTCTTGGCTTTGGAAATCTTGTGATTCTTAGATTTTGGAATATAACCGTAAATTAACATATAATTCTCCGTGACTGAAGAACCATTGTATTACAGATTGATACTGGTGTCAAGTGTTTTGTTGTATGGAAGCAACACTATTACCAATACCTTATATAAAAGGCGGACATACCTACTTATGATGAAAAACCAAAAATTAAGTGGTAATGTTAAAATTTTTCATGAGGTGAAAACTCCTCAGATTCTTCGTCCATTAAAGATTCCTCTTTCTCATGCTGAGTTAATAACTTTTTAATCTCAGCGTGTTCATTTTTGTGTCTACTGTGTGTATAATTATAATCATCATTATACTCTTTGTTCTTACGAAATTTACCTAAAAACTTACTCACTACAATCTCCTATTTCATAGTTTCAAATGTTATGCCTTTAATTTTTGTTTCAGGCAGGTTGTGCATATCCTCTTCCGAAATATAGGTAATATCGGCATTAGGATAACAAATTTTTGCAATTTTTAGTAATTGGCAGACGGTGCCATCAGAATCATTGAATGTAAATATTTCATCAACATATTTTAAACTTTGTACAATCTCTCGGCGAGTATTATAGTTTTGCATAAAACCCCCCATTGACCATGCCATCCACCAATCGGAATGGACGCCAACAATTAACCAATCGCCTTTTGATTTGCATCGTTTTAAAAATTTAAGTTCTTCAATTGAGAGTGGGTCATATGCGCCACAGGTAATAACAATTCTTTCTTTTAATTGCATTATGGCAATAGATTTGGAAAAGCCTCTTTTACGAATTTATAATTTAATCCTTTAACGCCTAAATCTTTCTGAAAAATGCCAATTACAACTTCGGCTTCACGGGGTTCCAATGATTCTAATAATCTTAACAATAATTCAGTTCTTTTTTCAGGACTCAATTGTTCGGCAGTAGGATCACCTTTTCTAAACAAATACAGTTTTCTCAATTCGGTCGATAACTGTGTTCCAGATAAACCAGGTAATGTATCCGTAGGTACTTTGTATCCATCTGGCATTTCTGTAACCAACCATTCATATTTTGGATGATAAGCCAATTCTAAGATGTCAACCAAAGTTTTAGACAGATTTTTTTCAACTACTTTCATTCTGTCTTTTTTATTTTCGGCTACTTCAAATTCATCAAATATTTCATACATATTTTTCATCAAAATTCCTCTATTACTTCCATTAAATTTTTTAACTTATTTTCAATAAAATAATTCAGTAACTTATTCCGTTTTGCTGGAATAGTTTCTTCATAAGTATTTATAATTTTATTTTTGATATCACCCGGAATAAGCCTTAGGTCAATAAGTGTTTGGTTGCGTGAAAAACCAACTCTTGCATCCTCATCTTCCCATTCACCGTAGTGTTTATCCAAATATTTCTCTATAACCTTTTGTGTAATTGGTTTCTGCCTTAGTTCACGGACAAAACAATCGGATGGTGAGAAGATATTTGGAATACCATCACCTTTATCACCACGAATAATCTTTTCTTTTAACTCCAATAGTGGGTTAATAGACTTAACATATTTTTTCTGTGACGGATTATATTGTTTAACATTATCACCATACATCTGTAATTGTAAGAAATCGCCATCACTCGATAGGATCAAAATCTTTTCATGTGGTGCATGGCGTGGTACTAATGTACCAATGATATCATCAGCCTCAGCACCTTCAACATCAATTACTTTATACGGAAAGTTTTCTTTCAGTTCCAACTTGAACTTTGCCAACATATCAAAAATGAGGTGCCAATCTAAATCCGACTTTTCACGGGTTTTCTTACGGCTTGCTTTATAGAACGGAAAGAATTCTTTACGCCAATATTTACGATTATCACAACATAATACAATATCACCATATTCATTTTTGAAATTCTTAACGTGGTTACGAATAATGTTAAGAATCATATGACGAACCAAAGATTCATCTAGTTTGCCTTTATGATTGGCAATCTGAGCCATGAGACCCGCTAACAACACCTGATTTAAATCTACTAATACCATATAAACTTTCAATAGTTTCCAATAATTTCTTATTGTATCATATATTCATCAATTTGTCAAATGTTTTTTGGATGAAGTTGTTGGATGTGGTAGTTTTGCGGGCCATGATACCAAAGATTTTGGATGGCAACAGATTGGACATATATTCTAACGGATCAGAAAAAACGGCATCGAACATATCAATATCTACCAACTCACCATCGTCATCTTCTTTGAATAGTATAACATGATATGCAGAACCCATTGTGGATCCACCCACATCTTCACCTGCATCTTTGTAAGAGGCACCTTCTAGGTGAATCGTATCTTCTTTTGGTCCTGGTAAAAAGAAATATGCGTCATGTTCGTCATCCTTCAGTACCTTTAAGTAGTCTAGCATTATAGTCCTTGATGTGTGATTTTCTGACTCTTACCATTATCCATGTGTTATAGTAATCTTCCGATTCCATTACACCACGAATAAATTGCTCTTTTGCTTCGAGATAACCACATTCACCTTTACTTCGGCATAAATGCAATATTTCACGGGAAAAGTTTTCATGACCTAATGATAACACATCTTGCTTCAATGTGTCACTACTTCCATAGTAAGTTTGCCAATCACTTGGAACTTTAATTTTCTTCTTTTTTAATTTGACTTGCTTGGTTTTGGCAGAATAAAAGAATTTCTTGCCTATGTATTTTCTACCATTCGTCAGGTTTTTAATCTGATACACGAACCCGTAATTATCACCAATCAAATCTTCAGTAAAATCTTTACCATCATATTGCCAATTTAGTCCCATTCTCCAGTATCCAAATCATCTTCATCCTCTATATAGTCCTCGGATAATTCTTCGATAATTTCACCACAGAATGGGCAATGCTCAGGTAAATCTTGGGACACCATTTCTTCCATAAATTCCACCGTATAAGTCGATTCACAATTTTGGCAATCGCCTGAAAGTGATTTGTTCGTCATTACTATCTCTCTTTTATTTTTATTAGTTTTACATAACTTAGTAATTTTATCCAAAACCATCCAATGTCAAATTCAAACCAATGTTTACTTAATTTTGCACTGGCTGGATCTAAATGGTGATTGTTGTGTAGTTCTTCTCCACCAATCCAAATTCCTAATGGTAATATATTATGTGAGTTATCTCTAGTTTTACCGTTCTTGTAACCAAACCAATGTCCAATTCCATTAATAACACCGGCCGCCCAAAATGGAATCCACAACATTTGAATAATCCAAACTACAAGTCCGTACCAGCCAAAAAGTAAAACATCAATCATTAACATTAAAACAACACCGGCATAGTTATACTTCGAATATATATTTTTTTCCATCCAATCACTTGGTGTACCTTTACCGTAAGATAACATCATTCTTGCATCTTTGGCTCCAAGATAATAATAGTAAACGCCTCGGAACAATATATTCTTAATACCAAATACTATAGGACTATGTGGGTCTCCCACTTGGTCACTATGTTGATGATGTTTACGGTGTATAGCAACCCATTGTTTTGTGACCATTGCAGTAGTCAACCATAACCAAAACCTCATCATATGGCTGAGCACTGGATGTATTGTGATTGCTCTATGGGTTTGACAACGGTGTAAATACAACGTCACGCATAATATAGTAATTTGTGTGACAACCAATGTGTATATGAATATATTCATATAATCCTTTTAGTGAGCCCAAACATCACCCCAATCTCCAGACAAGGCACCTTTTGCATAATCGGTTGCTCTGTTCTCAAAGAAGTTTGTGTGTGTTGGTGCGTTAATCATTTCCTCTACCCACGGTAAAGGATTACGTTTCACTTTAAACTGACCTTTGAGTCCTAAAGAAATTAATCTGCGGTCTGCAATATAACGAATATACTTCTTAACATCTTCAGCTGATAAACCTTCCATGGCGCCCATTTGGAATGCCAAGTCAATAAACTTATCTTCCAATTCTACCATCTTTTCAGCAATCGTATATAGACGGCCTTTGAGTTCGTCATTCCAAACCTCACGATTTTCTTCTATGTATGTTCTAAACAATTTGACCATATTCTCGGTGTGTTGTGTTTCATCAACGATAGACCAAGTAACGATTTGTCCCATACCTTTCATTTTGCCTTGGCGTGGGAAGTTTAGTAACATGATAAATGAACTAAACAACTGCATACCTTCAGTAAATGCTGAGAATACCGCAATATGTGTTGCTGTATTTTCTTTTGTGGTATTCTGGCTAGAAATATTCATAACATAGTCATGTTTATCTCTCATTGCTTCATACTCTAGGAACTGATTATAGGTGGTATCAGGTAGACCTAGTGTTTCGATAAGGTGCGAGTAAGCAGCAATATGTAACGCTTCTCTGGCAGCGAAACCAAGAAGCATCATCCGAATTTCGGGCTGAGGGAAATAAGGAAGATAATTATTAACATAGCCACCAGCAACGTCAATGTCTCCTTGGGTGAAGAATCGAAAGATGTGTGTGAGAAATTGTTTTTCTTC